CCCATGTCATTGGCTGTGGATTTACCAGAAGCGGATATGCATTGAATAGTGTGATGCGGTATGTTTCCTCAGGGTATCGACTTTCACGCCGAGTTCCTACATTAGGTCCGACTTGAGTTGATTCTGCCGCATATTCTGAGAACTGCATTATTTCAATGGTTGTCTCATAATCGTTGCGATAATTAAAATTAAAGCTGTTGGTTGGGTTAATATATTCCATCCAGTCATCAAAGAATTGTCTTTCATATGACTCGGTACGACACAAAAAAGTCATTGTGGTGTCTTCATACTGTGTAAGAACAGGCAATTTCTGGTTTGGACCATAATAGCGAACGTCAGCATTGACAAAACCACGACCAGGCATTTCTGCGGCTTCACACAAATATACCAAGTCATTTGTTATATTAACGTCTTTAATCTTATTATCGGCAGAACCAGATGTAATAAATCTAGGTGGATTAATTCTAACAGCAAAACGACATGATTTAGACAAACCGCCATAATCATTTATAATACCCACGACATCAAGCATGGTTAGTTTTTTAAGAGAATTTTTTACTGGAATATCCGACATTTTAGGTCTTTCTTATGAATAGCTGTAGTGATAGCTGGGCCGCCTTATCCCATTCTGTAGCTGGTATTTCTATAAATCTGGAACGAACATGACCATATAGATATCGCTTGACCGCTGGTGCCATTACTGACCTAACACTTCTAGACGAATTTAACAGGTCATACGATATTTGCAGTCTGGTTTTTGGTGTGTATTTTTTAGATGTTGCATACTCTTGTAGACGATCTAACAGACCAATTCTGGCATTTACATCCAAATAATGAATGTTTATACCTAGAAAGCCATCAGTATAATCTTCTAATGGAAATACGAGCGGATAAACGTCATAAACGGGCAGCTTGTCTTTTGTCTTGGGATCATACTTGAAAAAGAACATGCGGCCGATAGAAGCGTATGCTCTCTGCTGGCTTTGCATACGGAAAAGATTATCGCGCATAGAAGCTGCGGTTCTTGCTTTTTCCGTCATCCAGTCGAATAATTCTTTGCTGTTATATTTTTGTGCCATATATCTATTTATTCTACTTGACAGGTACTTGACAAGCATATATAATGGCTATGTCCTGTATGAATGAGGTATATTACTTGATACCCAATTGGTCTTCTGTGATTAACTTGAACTGCCAGCCTCTATCAGCACAGTATTCAGTAGCAGCTTTCCATTTAGCTTGATTCTTACCCCATGTCATCACCTCAGTAATATACTGTTTAGTGACTTTCTTTTTCTTAATTGGTTCTCTTGTTTCTTTCTTTGGCTTTACTTCCAATATCATAGTCTGAGTGGTACCATCAGGCAGTCTGGCTTTTACAATAAAATCTGGAAAATATCTGTGTCGGCGATTGTCTGTCGGACATATATAGGGTATAGCCAGTTCTTCTGATCCCCATTCCAATATTGCTGGGTTCTCATCTAAATACTTCATAACTCTAAGTTCCCACAACGAACGATAAACAATGTTCGTGGGATCACCCTTATATTTGTATGCGTTTTTTGGAGAGAATTTACCTTTGTATGCCATATAAATATATAGAATAACTACAGGGAAAGAATATGCCAGATCCAGCAGATACAGGTACAGGCGAAACAGCATTTTTTGGTCGTCAAAGTGTATATGATTTTACATCCAGAATATTTCCTGACGATTTAGGTCAAGAGGATATGGCACACTATATGATCATAAACATAAATGTGCCAACAAAAACATCTGGCGGCGGTGAATCTAAAGGTAACTTACCTAATGGTTCGTTTTTAACTGGTCCAGAAGGGCTGTCAAAAGTTGATAGATTGAGATTTGGTGGTAGTGGACAGTTAAATCCTGGTGGCGCTGAGGTTCCTGGATTTTTAGGATTGCCAGCTGGTACTACTTTTAATCAAATATGGAATCCACTCTTAAATAATGTCCAAGATTTTATTGCGCCTCAAAGACGAACAACACGAATAAAAGAATCCATCGCACTCCATATGCCTAACGGCGGCCTAGTATATACCGAAGAAAACAAATACGAAGAAGTGTCTATGACTGCTGTATTGACAGGTGCTATATCCACTGCTGTTGGTTTAATTCCTGGTGCGGCGTCACCGTTTAATTCAGCCGTCAGTGCTGCCAAGAGAGGTGCCCAGATTGCTGGTTATCCAATTAATCCTGCCGTCGAAGTTCTATTTGCTGCAAGACCTCAACGTCAATGGATGTTCGAGGTATTTTTATTGCCGCGCTCAGAAAAAGAAGTTCAGTCCGTTAAAAATATTATTAGAACGCTGCGATATTATGCTGCTCCAGAAATTACTCTAGGAGGTTTTGCTTTTGTGCCGCCAGCAGACTTTGATATTACATTTTTCCAAGCAGGCAAAGAAAATACAAATCTGCCAAGAATAAACACATGTGTTCTAGACCGCATCGACGTGGATTATTCACCAGAACAATCATATTCTACATTTGCAAACGGCCATCCAGTTGCGGTTCGTCTAAGCTTAGGCTTTAGAGAAGTCGAAATTCTACACAAAGAGAGAGTTTTACAGGGTTTCTAATATGGGTAATTTTTTCGACAAGTTTCCTCTTGTAAGATATACAGTAGATAAAAAGCTGTTAAATGAATATAATGCCGTCACAAATGTCCTATTTCGCATAGGCATTATTAAAGATGTAATGGAAAATAACGTCAATGCATACTATTATTATATTGTCCGAGACGGAGACAGACCAGAAATATTAGCAGAACAGATATATGGTAATGCAGAAGCGCACTGGATGATATTATATGCCAATAACATATATGACCCGTATTATGACTGGCCCATGGACGACAGAACATTTCAGAAATATATTATCAAGAAATATGGTTCTTTAGAATGGGCAAAGACCAATTATCATCATTACGAAAAGGTAATTACCCGTGAAAATCCATCTGCTCAGGTAATTACGACAACCAAATTTGAGGTTAATGAAAAGAAATTGACAGATGGTATCATCACAATAATTGATGCTGAAACAGACTATGGTATTGGTGAGATAGCATATATCGGACCGTCGAATGCATCTAACACATTTTCTGGTCAGGTTATTGCATGGAATAATGCAAATGGTCAGATTGTATTGGCCAACACAAATGGTCAGGCAAAACAAACTCAGTTTCTTATTGGCTCATCTTCGGCGGCAAATGGTACAGTATTAAAGGTTGACTTACCAACTGCACCTATGGACGCATATAATACACTAACAGATACCACAGACTTCTCTACATATACAGTGGCAGGTAAAACTGTGTTTGAAATTATTTCGAGAGACAAGGTATCATATTATGATTATGAAGAAAAGCTAAACGAAGATAAAAGATTAATCAAGATAATTCAACCCCAATATTACAATCAAATTCTCAGCGAACTTGATACTCTTACAGGTAGAAAAGTCATTTATAGAAGACCCTGATAAAAAATGGATGAAAAAACAGTAGATCGTTATATTACCTCTTTTGAAGTGGATTTCAGCACATCTACTAGCACACCCCTATTTTTAAATTTATCTCCAAAAGAAATAACAATGACCGAGAGTTTATTAACTCCAGGTCTGCAAACTGCTATTACATTTCAGAGCTATCCACATAATCCAATCGTTAAAAATCTAGATGATTTTAAAACTGCGATTGCCGATATTAAGATATTAAAACCAGTTCTTGCTGAATTTGGTTATCTCAATGAAATGGAAATATCAACCCGCATATACAGAATGGACAATAGAAATCTGATATCAGGCAGAATAGAAGAATTCACACTGCACGGATGCGATGATACGCTATTAAATGATGCCAGAAATCTGGTATCCAAGTCATGGAAATGCGTCAGTCCATCTGCGGTCGTTAATGAAATTCTAAGTTCATGTGTCGGTGCCAAAACAAAAGATGTTGAATTTTCAGGTAATGGTCGAGATTATATTGCAGAAAATATTCATCCTTTTCAGGTAATTTCGCAGCAGGCCGACGTTGCTCTGGCTGAAAGTATTGATCCATCATTTGTTCATTATATGACATATGAAAACTTTACACCTGGTGATCCTAGAGGTACACATCATTTTAGGTCACTAAAGAGTTTGACTGCACCGACAAGTGGTGTAGCCAGATATTTTACGCAAGAAATGGGTTCATTGACTGGTTATCTGCATCCTGAAGCAATCCAGTCTTATTCTTTCCCATGTGATTTCGATTATCTATCAGACTTATTGAATGGTACAGACGATGATGGCACTCTCATGTCATCCATTGTCACGATTAATCCGATGTTAAAGCAGCAAAGTCTTTTAGGAAATAAGACTGTAAGCTGCGGCAATGGTAGGGGCAAATATATGACATCGCTTACCAACTTTAATTCGGCAAAAGATCAGGACTCTTGTAATATTGATGTAGAAAAGCATTTGCTATTGCGTCAAGCCAGAATGAGTCTTCTAGAAGAGGACAAAATTTCTTTAAGACTTACCGTACCTTGGAACCCTGTATTACATGCAGGTAATATAATCGAAGTATATTTTCATAGCTACGGAACAGACAAGTTTGATAATTTTGGCACAGGTTTATATTTAATTCATAGCATGACACACAATATCAAGAATGGTGGTTATGGCACAACTACGATGGATTGTGTATCACGCTCGGTTGGTGGAGGTATTGTATAGTGGTTTCTTATC